ATCTATATCTTTTAAATATTTAATTCCTAATTCTGATTCTTTAAAGTTCTTAACAACATCCAGAGTTTCTGGATAATCTTTAATATTTTGTTTCATTTCATCCGAATAATTTTCTTCAGATAAATTAGTATTTTCAATAATGTAATGAATAGTACTACCTTTAACTAATGCAGGAGTACTTTCAAATTTACCAATTCTATCTATATATTGATATTTAAATTTGGTTGGACAAGATTTATATGTACTTAATTTGCTATAACTATAAGGTGCAAATTTAAACATATAATTATTTAGCCATTAATGTGCAAATACTATCATCAATATCTTTATTTTGTTCTAACCATTCTGTGATAATATCTTCTTCGTGAACCTCTGAATCTGTTTTCTTTTTAGCTGCTTTAATTCTATTAATAACCTTACATACCATATTAACAGGTACTCCATCTTCTCTATAATTGTCTTTGATATCTTTAATATCTTGATCAATTGTTTTCTTATGTAAAAGGAGTTTTAAGTACTCCTTTGTAAAATTCTCAATGTTTTCTCTTGCTTCTAGTTCTGTTCTAACTTCCATTTTATTCCTTTGTTTTAAATTTTTTATTTTATTAAATATAACTTCTTTTAATTAGCTTTTTAACCGTATCTATCATATAATCTTCTTTACAAATGCCAAATAATGTGTCATTATCTCCTAACATAGGATTAATACTGATATACTTATATTTAGTTCCTATATAATCAGAAGTTTGCTTATACAGTGATTTTCTACTTTTAGATGAATCGGCTGCTAAAAATAAAACTGCATCAGGATGTTTTTCTTTAACAAACTCTTCAAATGCATTTTTAATTGTTGGTACTAATATAAAATGAGCAGCAAAATCACCTGTTATTTTTGTTGTTTTATTGTCTTTATAGAATTTGAATTCCCATACTTCAAAATCAGGTACTATCTCATCTGTGTACACATGTATATTATATTCAATATTATTGATTACAAAATTACCTTTCCACTCATCTTGTTTTTTAATCCATTGTACTTTAGCAGCATTTTTACCCGCTTCTGTTAAAGCTAACCATTCACTAAATGTTTGTCTTGAATATTTATCATTCATATTTCAGCCTTTGTTTTTATTTATTATATTAAATTCTTTATTAATTTTATTTCATTCACCTATTTCTAATCCAATTTTATAGATAGGTTATAGTTTCTTGAGTCATTTAATTTCCTTTAAAATTAATCTAATATCTTTTTTAGATGTTGTATAATCCCAAACTCTGTCATCAAATTCCCAATCTTCTAGACCATGATGAATTGGTACATCTCTTTCTAAATAAATCCCTTTTGAAACATCAACAATATCAACCACGGTATCTATTCTTTTTGAAAGTCTAGACCAAAGCCTTCTTGCTCCAAAGTACATAGTTTCATCTGAAAGTATAACAATATTTTCATTTTTAACTAAATATGTATACATAGCGGTAGCTAATCCTAACCCATACATATCTTCATTTACTTTAACTCCATCAACATTCATTAATCTTTTATGTATATTCAAGTCATTAGCAGTACTTTTGTGTTCTCGTAAATCAATTCTTAAATATACTTCAAAAATTTCATCTTGCGTTGATGTTATTTTAAATTCGCCAATTATATATGAATCTTTTAATTTATATACTGTATATGAATCTTTTAATCTTGTTTTTATCTCTGATAAAAGAGTCCAATTATTTCGTATTATAAATGCAGACATAGTTCCTATCATTTCTCTGCTAGGTTCCCAATTACCATAACCAGCTATGCTCATTTCAAATACTAATTCCTTTCTAGTTATTTCCAACTCTAATTCCAATTTAGTTAAATAATCTCTAAATTCTCCCATTTAATTTCCTTTTTATTTTATGTGTTATTATATTATAAAGAACATTAAATCTTTATTAATTATAATTTGCTCTTTAATCTTATTTCAGCAGAAATTCCTGTATATAAATTTTCTTTTATCATTTTAGAAACATCTAATTCCTGGTGATTTAGCATTAATTCATTCATATCTTTTTCTTTGTATATATCTGGTTGAATATAAACTTTATAACCTTTTTTAGCATATTCAATACTATTTAGAATTCCTGTTTTATCATTATCTAGAACAAAAATGGGATTTTTTAATTCTTTTAGCCTTTCTTCCGGTATTTTAGCGCCCATAAGAGCAATAACGTTGTCTTCTTTCATAGAAAGAGCATCAAAAATACCTTCGAAAATATAACATTCTTTTTCTTTATTTATTTTAAAGAAGTTGAAAATCTTATAACCTATGTTTTGTTCCGGCATATAGGTAAAAAAGTCCTTACTATATATATTTCTAGAATAAAATCCATACATTTCATCTCCATAATAAAGAGGAATTATAAGTGCATTTGTCAATTTATATAGTTTATCTCCAATTTGGAGATCTTGTATACCAAAATACCATTCGAAATTGGAATTAAAATAATCAAATCCTCTTTTTGCTAAATAAGTAATAGCTTCATCATGCTCAAGAATATTCTCAAAATAATCAAATAAATTATGTGCTAGAACTGGTTTTTGTTGTTCTGAAATATGTTCTACTTTATAATCAATATCTTCTGGAAACCAAGAGTCAACTGAACCAAAATCATCATCCGACTCTTGAATAGTTGATTCTTTTTTATTTGATATATTAGCAAAAACATCTGCTGATTCAGAATTACCAGATAAGTGGCTAAGATTTTGAACAAAATTTTCTCTTTTATAATTTTCCAAAAGATTTGGATAAAAAGATTTTAAAAATCCAAACAAATTATATACTCTCCCATTTAATTGACAATCCCCGTTAAAGCACTGTATCCCATCCTTTCCATTTTTATGATACAGATGTAATCTTGTACTATTTTTATTTTTCCGAGAATCTCCACAAACTGGACATCTAACTGCTATATCTACAGAATTGCTTTTACCAACTTTAGCTCCATCTACAGCTAATAAAAAATATCTTTTATTTATTGTTGAAATCATTTAAATCCTTAGTTCTCGCAACCTCAACACTCCATCCAACAGTGTTTTTATATTTGTCTATAATTTCTTTTTTCTTTGTTTTTAAATTGCTTAAATAAGACTCATCTATAAATCTATACTTCTTTTTTAACGATATATATAGTGGTGCTAATGCTAAATTGTGTTCACCACAAAATTTTTTAAGATTTTCGGCTAAATTAATAATATATTTTTGATCGTTTGGAGAAATTATAATATAAGAATTTGCGCTAGGATTATTTTCTTTCTTGTGAACGCAACCACTAAATCTACCATCACCAGGAATTTTAAATTTACCTTTTGCATTACTTGGCTTCCCAGTATGTGCGATAGACATTTTCTTTTTTGTTTCTTCTGACATATTAAATGCCGGGTTATTAATTTTCATTCTTTCTTGTCGTAATTTTCTCTCTTCTTCAGTCATTGTATTTACACCGCCTATCATCATATTATAATAATCATCTGATTTTACTATTGCATGCGTAACTAATAATTTTTCTAACTTATATGCTAGTTGTTTAAACGAACTAATAAATAATATTCTTTTTTCAAAATTTTCTTTGCCATATTTTTTTAAAGCTTTTCGTATACTTTTACCAGAACCATAGTAATTATCATTAAGATTATCAGTACTGTGAACACCTATATAAATTTTATTGTTTATTTTATTTATGACCTTATAAACAGTATGATATTTTTTCATTATATTCCTTTAATTTTAGATCTTTTATTTTTTTACTAGAATCTCCGCAGATTGGACACCTTGCTGTTATATCAACAAGAGTTTCTTTACCTATATTCTCTTGACCAACACTCATTTTAAAATATCTAATGTCTAAATTTGATAAACTCAATACAATCCTTTCTAAATTAATTTATATTTTTTATTATACTCTTATTATATTTAAAAGCGTATAATAAAAAATATAAATTAAGTAGATTTAAATCTACTTAATTTCTACCATCCAAAATCTTCTATCGTTAATTCTTTTTTAGATTCAAAATTCATAGTCATTTTTAATTGACTTAAGTTGTTTTCATCTAAAAATTTCTCAAACTCAACCGGTTTATATTCATCTTTAGCATTTTTATAATCCAAAAGAATGGCATTCCTAATTTCTGTAGGAATGCCTTCTTCCATAACAAGAGTATAATTTCTTTTATAATTTTCTCTGTATGTAGGATGAGAATCTAAAAATACTTCTAACCCGCCGATCTTATCTATTTTCTTTTTAAGAGTACTTAATCCAAGTCTTTCTTTAAAATAAATATCTAATTCTGTTTCTTCACCTTTTTTATTTGTTTTATAACAGTTATAATTTTGAAGCAATTGGGTCTTCTTTTCAGTTGTCATTTTTGCTTTAAAATCTATAGGATTATCAATAAGAACATTATTTTCTTTTAAATATTTTAAAAAGTTCTCGCTAAAAACAGTTTCATCGACTATTCTTGGTACACCATCTGAAGAGTCTCCTAAACAAACGTGTTCTAATAACCAATCTTCCATGTCTTCATGTTTATTTTCAGGAATTAACCATTTTTTAGTTAAAGCACTATATTGTGAAACATTATCTGTTCCTTTCTGCGCTTGAATCATATCTTTATCTGGTGAATGTATTAAAATTTTTTCTTGATTATTAAAATGTCTAGAAATAACCAATATTATATCATCTGCTTCGGCTCTTTTAACTGAAACAACTTTCCAAGGTAAATAGTCTGTTATTATTTGAAGTAATTTGTTTATGTAAGTAAAAACTTCATCCCATTTAACAGGTGAAATTTCTTTTATATTTTTTCTGTGAGATTTGTATCTTGGATAAACATCTTTTCTCCAATAACCGCCGGAAGCGTTATCTAGAGCAAGAACCATTTGGCCATATTTATTTTTGTGTTCTTCGTATATACAGTATAATTCTTGAAGTACTAAATGTTGAGCAAAGAAGATGAAATCTTCTGTTATGAAAGTTTCATCTTCTTGTAACTCAGTTTCTTTAGTACATACATAAATCATACGATGTACTATTGAACTTACGTCTACTATTATCAACTATATTAATCCGGCAAGAAGTGAATCTAAATCTTGTTCTTTAGATACCGGAGTTTCAGTAACAGGTTGAGCTACTGGAGCTACTGGAGCTACTTGAACAGAAGCTACATTTGCGTTTAATTCGTTTTGATCAGGTTGAACTGATACCGCTGCAACAGAAGCTACTTGTGCTACCACTGGAGCATTAACTGCATCCGCAAATGTTACCCATCTTAATTTTTCTTGTAATTTATCATAAGGTAAAAATGTTTCCGGTTTTTTGAAATCATTTAAATCAAATGTATTGTCTCTAATATCAGCAAAAGCTGCTTCTACAGTTTCATAAATTCCATTTTCTTCTGCAATAGCATCAGATGAATCATAATTTGTGATTCCATTTGTTCCTTTTCTAGCAACTAATCTAAATGAGTTACCTTTAATTGGATTAAATAATTGTCTTGGAATAGCTCCTAAATCTTTATCTGCTTGAGATGGATTTACAAGTTTTTGAATTTTATCTTTTAATGTTCCTGACATATCTAATAAGAAGATTTTACCTTCATTTGCTGGATTTGCAGGGTCTTTAATAACCTTAATATTTGTGTAAAATCTTACTGATCTACCGAATTTTTTAGATTCTTCTTTATCTCCAGCATTCCATAATTCTTGCCATTTTTCTTGGAATGGACAAGGCATACCGATTGTATTCGGTGATAATTCGTTTACAAATCTTTTCTTATCGTTTTTTTCAATTGTAGTGTTAACTTTGTACACTTGTTGTATCATATTTCTATTTTTGTCTGGCATAAACCGAATAATAGCTCCGCCATTACCTTCCTTATCTTTTCCTAATTTATAGAATCTATTGTCTTCTGCATATTTGTCTGAAGATGCTGCGAATGGGTCTTTACCTACCTCTGAAACTATGTTGTCGAAGTCGAATGATGCTGCTGTTAATGTTGAATTTGTCATGTGTTATTTCCTTTTATTTGTTATAAAGTCTCTTGGACTTTGTCGAATTTTGATCGATTTTATCGAAATACAATTGAGCCGGATTGCTCTAGATAATTAAATTTATTTTAAATACTTTAACTATCTAGAACAATCAGAGAGGTCTTTTAGAACCTCTTGATATTTAGCTTTTACTGCTTTTTTAATTTATATTATTTATATTATAAAGAATCTTTAATTTTAGTTATAATTAAATCGGTTGGAGATATACCGTTAATACTAGCTTCATTCAACAATTCTTCATCATCAATTTCAATTGA